AGATGTTGTCGCCTGTCAGCTTTTCCGCCTCAATCGCCATCTTCTTGGCTCTGGCAGCAACGAGCTGTTTTTCTGTATACTCGATCTTATCATACATCTTGTAGAGCCGGTCATCAAGGTCTGCTTTGCGTTTGATGTAGTGCTTATCGTCCGGGTCGAGAGAATCAATTTCATCCATCAGCCGTACCTTTACGGAATAGCTCTGGCGAAGCTGCTTTTCATGCGCCGCGATCTCCTGCTCAATGGAAGAGGTATCCACCTTCATGCTGATTTTTTCCTGCATCATGGCGGCGAACTTCGGATTGCTTACCAGCTTTACGATAACCTCAGCAACGGCGCTGTCCAGCAGTTCTTCATTGATCTGTTTCTTGAAGTCGCATTTATGACCGCGCGTCATCGCACGGTGCTTACAGCCATAGTAATAAAAATCCTTGTATTTTGAGCCGTCCGCCTTATGTTTGATGCTTTTGTTTCCATACATTCCTACGCCGCAGACCGGGCATTTCACAATACCGGACAGCAGATGTATTTTTGTATCCTTGCCCCTGTTGACGTGTTCGTATTTTTCCGCTTGCGCCAGCAGCTTGACCTGCGCCTCGTGCCATAGTTCTTCGGAAACGATTCCCTCATGCAGGCCATCTACCAGCAGATAATCGTCCTGTTCTACCAGCCGGTAATCATTTCGGGTGCCATGCACCTTCTCCGTTCGACGTCTGCCATAGGCGATTTTCCCGCAGTATACCGGATTTTTCAGAATCCTGCGGATCAGCGCCGCATCGAATAAGGGATTTTTTCCGTTTTGTCTTTGAATTTTGTGAATCCCGTGGGTTGCAAGGTATTTTGCAAGGCCGTTTGCACCGGTATCCGTATGCACATACTGGTCAAAAATCACGCGGATTGCCGCAGATTCTTCCTCATTGATGAAAAGCTGTCCCTTTTCCAGCTTGTAGCCATAAGGCGCAAAGCCGCCGTTCCATTTTCCTTCACGGGCTTTCTGGATTCTGCCCTCCATTGTCTGCACACGGATATTTTCACGCTCAATTTCAGCCACAGCCGAAAGAACGGAAATCATCAGCTTTCCCGCATCCTTGGAGGAATCGATCCCGTCCTCCACGCAAATCAGATTGACGCCAAAGTCCTGCATAACCTGTAAGGTAGAAAGAACGTCTGCCGCATTTCTGCCGAAACGGGAGAGTTTGAACACCAGCACATAGGACACGCCGTCTTTACCAGACTTGATATCCTCCATCATGCGGTTAAACTCTACACGCCCTTCAATGGACTTGCCGGATTTACCGGCATCCTCGTATTCGCCCATGATCTCATAGTCATTGAACTCGGCATAGGCTTTCATTCTGGATTTCTGTGCATCCAGAGAGTATCCGTCAATCTGCATGGCGGTAGACACGCGCGTATAGATATAGACTTTTATCTTTTCTTTTTTCATCGCATCTTCTCCACCCCAGCTTACTTTTTATCTGTTTTCTGCTCCAACAACTTGATGGAATCCAGATAATCGCGCTCAACTTCGCTGAGGGTACGGGCTTTGTATTTTCTGTACTCGCCGGTTGCCTTGTCGATAGCCTGCTTATGGCTGACGCTTCCGTTGCCAATCAGCAGCTGCTCTCCACTCATAGTCAAAATCCGATCAAGATGCTCCGACCAGTCCTGCATGGTCATTGCCTGCTCTCGCTCTGCCTGTCGTTCCGCAAAATCCAGATAGCCGGACACAAGCTGTCCCATAGCACGAAGCTCTTTCTCGTTCAGATAGTTCTTGGCAACTACCGCCTCTTTCAGCGTGGGCTGACTGCCCGCAAAGGTGGTCAAGCCCATAAATTCTTTCTCCGCATCGGCGCGTGTGTAAATGACCTCCGCCGCGGTTTGCCCATGAATGGCATAATGAATTTTATTTTGGACTTTCTTGAAAAACTGAACGGAGATTTCCGCCTTGGGATCATAGTCAATACTGGTCGCGTAGATTTCAAGCACCTGACGGTAAAACACCTTTTCAGAAGCACGGATATCGCGGATACGCTCCAGCAGCTCTTTGAAGTATCCGCCGCCACCCAGATTTTTCAAGCGCTCATCATCCAGAGCAAAGCCTTTTCGCATATACTCCTTCAAAATTCCCGTTGCCCAAATACGAAACTGCACGCCGCGCTGAGATTTCACACGGTAGCCGACAGAAATGATGACATCAAGATTATAGTAATCCACCTGATAAGTCTTACCGTCAGCGGCAGTTGTTGCAAAATTTGCAACAACTGCTTCTCGCTTCAATTCGCCCTCAGCGAAAATGTTCTTGATATGTCTGGAAATGGTAGACTTATCTCTCTGAAACAACTCTGCCATCTGGTCAATGGACAGCCAAACGGTATCTCCATCGAAGGTCGTTTCGATCTTTGTCAAGCCATCCTCTGTGGTATAAATCATCATTTCAGAATTGTTCTGCTCATTCTCCCAGCGTTTCATGGTCGCTTCACCTCGTTTTCTGCCATTGCAGGAGCTTTTGCTCCTGCAATGGCGGTTTGGACACTTATTTCATGACAATTATATCATGCCGCTTTCACGGGTTCAATATCGTTTTCGTGAATCATCTCATCTGCCCTGTCTTTTTCAGGCACGGCTTCCTCTATGACGAGATCGGGCAGCGCATCAAGATTCAGAACCACGGCATACTTTTCAATCAAATTTGCCAGCAAAGCGGCGAAGCCGCTCCATTCATCTACCATAGGCAGTCTCCCTCTCTTTCTCCGTTCTGTGTGTATATGCCGCCAGCACTTCCTTCGGAATACGATCCAGTACGGCGACGGCATCCTCATAATCCCGATGCAGCTTGGCGTCAGCCAGCTTTTTCAGGGTGCTTCCCTGCGTGGCTTTGTCCAGCGACTGCTCCAACTGCTCCGTTTCCTTTTTCAACTTTTTATTTTCGGCAATCGTGACCGTGAACGCCGTATTGTACTTTTTCAGTGTCGTGTGCATCTGCTCCACAGCAGGAATATACTTGTCCAAAAAAGCGCCGATTTCTGCTGCTTTTCCTTTGGCATTGAACGCATTGACGCCTGAAAGCAATTCTTCCAGCTTGGCCTTCTGCTTGGTCAGGCGAGTCATTTCCTTGAATACCCGCGGTGGGATATGGTCGCGTCCGGTTTCACTGGCACTCTCGCCGCGCTCCAAATCGGGGTATTTTTTGACCATATGCTCCCAAAACCTGTCCTGCCACTGTGTCAGCTTCTTCTTATTGCCTACGATTTCCTTGGCACAGAGCCTCCCGTCCTCTGTTAGTGGGACAAAAGAAAGGTGCATATGAGGCGTTTTCTCGTCCATATGCACCACAGCAGATATAATGGTTTTCGGGTCTTGGTGTTCCCTGATAAAGTTCAGCGCCTCCTGAAAATAGGCTTTGATTTCAGCTTTTTTCTTGCCCTTGAAGAACTCCGGCGTTGCGGTCACAAGAGCCTCCACCAGCTGCACGCTGTCCGAACGGGTGCGGCAGCACGCCTCTGCAATCTGCTTTTCCGCTTCGGCGCGGTATTTGCGCTGGGGTGTCACCAGATGAAAATTCAGGTAGATGCGGGACGTGTCCACATCGGGATTACTGGCGTATTTTTCCTTGGTGCGCTCGTTGTGCGACTCAATATTGGAAATCTCCGGTCCTTTGTATTTAGCAAAGCGGAGAATGGCAAACTGCGGCTTACTCATTTATTTTTCCCTCCGTTTCTGCCAGATCAGTTCATAACCCAGCGCGTCGGCAAGCTCGACGACCTCTTTATAGCGGATGCTCTCCCGCTGCAACTTGGCGGACAAATTGGAAACGCTGTCCGACCAGCCATATTCATCATGTAACAGGTCAACAACTTCCTGCATGGTAAAACCGGCGCGAATGATCTGCGCCTTGATTTCATTGCATACACTCATATTCAAATCCCCTCCAAAACTCAGATAATAAAAAAGCGAAGCCGGTTCGTTCTCCGGCGCATCCACTTCGCTGTATCGCGAAAAAATCTGTTGCTGTCAAATCCGCTCAGAATTGCCGTTATGAAGTCCTGTTCACAGGTGACACCTATCGACTTTTCTGCTCCGTGTGGCTTTGCTCTAAACCGTGTGATTTCCCATATTTCCGCGCATCTGCTTTGCTGTTCCGAGAAGCACGATTCCGTGAAACCACTTCTGCCATCAGTCAAATAATTTGCGAATTTCACATGGCTTGATTTCTCACCCCAAAATATAGCAGTAAACCCAGCAGTTTTTTCATATGGCGGTGTTTGAGGAGAAACGCTGCGTACATACGTACCCGGCACGACGTCGAGAAAATTCATCGCCATTCCTCCGGTACGTACGTACGCTCTGAGACATCAGAAAACCCGTTTATATTGGGTTTTGCAATCGCCTCAATACCGAAAAAGCCCCATACGCGCCGTCCGGCAGCGTTGGTGATCTTGTTGCAGTATTCCAGATTGTACTTGCTTTGGTTCGCAATCACACTATCACTGAAACTGCGGCGCTTTAGCGGTGTCAGATTGTTTTCCTCGCACCACATCCGGTAAATTTCGTACAAGTCTTTAGAGCTGATGGTACAGTCTGCTTTCAGCCGGATGTAGCCCTCTGACTCCAGAAAATCAAAGACGTTGTTGTTATCTCGTTTCACTGCCTCCCGGTTATCCCGTGTGCGCTGGCTTTCCGTGAATTTGAAGTTGTTGGCGGCAAGCCGCTGCAATCCCTCAAACGCCCACAGGAAGATGCCCTCGACCTCTGCTTTCATCTTTTCGGCAAGGTCAGGATCATCTACCCGTCCCGCAGGCTTTTCCTTGGTGGTCAGAACAAGCTGTCGACGGTAAAATCCGTCGCTTCGGTCATAAAGTGCTTGCAGATCGCCATTGGAGAACGCCAGCAGGCGGGCAAACATCCACCCCTGATAGCTTTGCTTACCCTTGCGCTCTAAGTCCATCTTGCCTTGAGCGGTCACGATGGACTTGACGTAGTTGGTCTGCCGCAGCGCCTCCATCCGCATATCGTCATCCACGCACAGCAGGATGTGTTCCAGATCCGCACGGGCAAAGCGGTTTTCAGAAATTTTGCCGATGCTGCCATCCTTCATGTTGCTGCCAAGAAGCACACCCAGCACGGCACCGATCTGCGATTTCCCTTCGCCGCCGTTTCCCTTAATCACCATCATGCGCTGCCCCTTGTTGCTGGGGATCAGGCAATAACCGATGAACTCCTGCAAGGTTAGAATGTCCTCTGTATAGAGAAGTCCGTCCAGAAAGGAAAGCCACCGAACGGGAGCCGGTGCGTCAGGGCGGTATACCACCGGCAGTCTGCTCCGCACAATGTTCGGTCTGCCCTCGGTAAAGCTGCCATCCAGCTTCAAAGTACCGTTTGCCAGATGGATTCTATCTGCCTCCGGCGCAAAGTCCTCCACATGAGCCGCCAGCTTCATCACTTCCAGAATGTTGGTGATTTTGCGGGGGATATTGTTCACGGC